TACAACATTTTTTAATTGGTCCGCAAGATCTGTAAACTCATTATTCATTTCAGCAAAATGGCGCTGAGCATTAATTAATTCTCTATTAAACTCCGTTGTACTTGCTTTAACCTCATCCATTCGCTTTCTAAGTTCAATAGCGTTTAGACCTGAGTCTTTTAAGTACTGTTCAATTTGTTTTAATAATTTCTCATCCATGAGTAAACAATAATAGGTAATAATTACTCGTATAAATATAAAAAGCGCCTATTTCTTAGGCGCTCTTGTTGAATATGTGGGTTGTGATACGTTTGGTGTTAATGGTTTAGATGATGTTTTTGTTTTATTTTCAAGTTGTTGGTTTTGTTTTTCCATCGCTTCATTTTCATCATCATAAAACTTTTTCATTTTATGGAATGTAAATCGACGCAACCATATTGGCATATTGTATACTGTATTCCAATCATATCCACCTTTTCCGTGAAATACTATTTCGTGGATTTGGTCAAATATTATAGGTCTATCTTCCTGAGTCAGGCCAAAAAAAGTTAATTCCTACTGGAATAGAAATGCCCTCCTCTGCACCTTCAGGGTAGTAAGTCATATCAATATCTGGTTGGATTTGTGCATAATGCTCGCGTAATGCTCTAGCATCTTTTGCTGTTAAACCATTATCAACAAAATCACGAATAGTTGCTAATTCTCTTTTACCATTAACGGATGTGATTATATATTTCAAACGTGTGGTAATTTCAAATGAACCTTGTGGTGAAATTTTCTTTAATCCTTTAATCTCAGCATCAATCGCTTGTTCATCACCGTGTGTTAACAATTTAAATGTTACTGCGTTTCCTGATAAAGGCATAGTAAAATCAAATTCATTTTTACCTTCTTCAAATAATGATAAATCAACTTCTTTTTCTTTTAATGTTGATAAATCAGCATTTATTGTTTCTTCAACACCTGTCTCGTAATTATAGTTTTTAAATTGATATTCAGCACCATATCCTAAAATACGAGCACCTAACAGTATAGCGTTTTTATCGCACACTAATATATCATTAAAACTAACTGGTGTTACTATCAATGATTGCATTACTCTATTGAGTACTGATCCATCTTTAATATAATTAGCATTAGTAAGAATATCTTCTTCTTTAGCTGTCATATATTTCATTTCAATTTCACCTTTAGAAAGTGGTGAGTCTTTTGGATATAATAATCCTTTTGAAGGCAACGAAACCGTTTCGGTTGGCATTTTAAAATCGCTCATATAACATTTTTATTTTGTTCGTATATAAATATATAGAAAAAAGAAAGCGTCTGCAAAGCAGACGCCTCTAAGAAAAGAAATATGAAGGGAATTAAAAATTCAATACACAGTAATCCATAGCAATAGTAAGGGAAATATTAACTGCGGATTCACTAGCCCAATCGTATTCACCAAAGTTTGCTGATTTTACATAAGCTCCTTTGATTACCCATTCGCTAACGATGTCACCTACTGGGCCTAATACGTTTAATACTAAATCTTTTTTATAAAAATCAGAATAACCATCACGGCCTGTTACTGATTCGTGAGCCAAACGAGCCCATTCCATTACAGCTTGAGCACCACTTGGAGTGATTGGATCATAAAGTTCTAAGTTCATATCTTGCCACTTAACTTTACCTTTTACTTTACGGTAAACGTTGATATGGTCTAATATGATTTCACCTGCATCAAATTGAGGTGACGCTGCTTTCTTAATCAAGTATGCTGGGATACCATCTACATACATGATGAAACGATTCTGCACCTTTGGTTCGAAAGCGGTGAACATTATTTGGTTTGCGTCTAATACAGCCATTTTATGTTAAATTTTGTCTATTAATAAATATTATTGTTTATAACTCTTACGCTGGGAATGTTGCCCCAGTTGGTAATACTGTGAAATCTAACACAATGAATTCTGCTGTTTTACTTGGTTGTAAATAGATTTGACCAACTAATTGGTTTCTATCGATTACATCAGGTGTGTTATTAGAATCATCCATTACCACTTTATAAGCATATAAACCTTGACGTTGTACTACTGATTCTAAGTAAGGGTTTGCAATGCTCATAAATCTGTTTCTTGTAGCTGCTGTATTTTGTTCAAATACTAATGAACGACCTACTTGACCTAAGAAACCTTTCAATGTGATCAATAAACGACGAACGTTAATTCTATCCAATGAAGTTGATTTTTTCTGTAATGTCTTTTGACCAAACGCTACAACACCTTCTCCAGGGAATGAAGCTAATGGGTTAATGTTTGTATCATATAAAGTATCACGATCTTCTTGAGATAATCTTCTTTCAGCTCTTAATACTGATCCAATTCCACCACGGTTTAAACCTGCTGGAGCGAACCATTCAGCACCTACTTGATCGTTGAATGCGAATACACCACCCATTACTACAGATGGAGGACACCATACAGCCTTACCTAAGTTATTGCTAAACAATTGTACCCATGGGTAATATGCAGCACCATAACTTGAACCATTAGCAGCAGCCGCTGTAACAGCAGCAGCTACGTTAGCTCCATATGCTGTAGTATCGATAATTGCCATTGAATCACCTCTACCTTCACATACTGCAATTACGTCATCTGAGATTGAACTTAAAGCACCATTACCTAATGTTACACCAGGAACTAATAATAAGTTAAAGCTATAATCATCTTTATTTGATAATAAAGTTAAAGCAGCTGTGTAATCAGCAGGAGCAAATCCTTGACAGTTTGTAGCTGATATATCATTTGCTTCAAAAAATACAGCTGTTCTGTTAGTTGCCGCTAAACCACCACTAAATGAACCACTTCCTGCTGCTGGTAAAAATCCACCAAAAGTTGAAGTTTTGAAATTACCTAAGTTATCAATTGAATCTACAGCATTATTTACTGCTTTAACACGTACATATGAAGAACCACCTTGGAAACTACCTGAAATTTCTACTAAGCCTTTTGAAGCATTGTAAACAGGTTTTGCATCACCTACTACACGAGAGATGAAGTTTGGTTGGGTTGGGTCTAAAGATAAGTTTGAAAATGTTTCTAAAACATTTTTATTATTTGTATTGTCATCACCACGACGAATTACTAATGTAAATGTACCTTTTGTACTGTTAACATTAGTTACTTCCCAACGTACGTTCTCTATTGTACCATTTGCCAAAGCACCTGCGGTTTCAGAACCACTGTTGTTTGCAATATCACCCCACTGAGCAGCTTCTAAAACAAAAGAAGGTGTTGAGTTTGATGTTGCTGCCGCTGATGAGCTAGCATAAGTGTCATAAGAAGAACCACTAATGATTTTGGTTACTAATAGTGTATTTCCACCGTTATTGAAGTATTCTTTAGCAGCTAATGATGTAAAATATTCATAGTAGTTACTTCCACTTTTAAATATATCACCAAAAACTGATAAATATTCACTATAAGATGTTACAACTGTTGGGGCCATCGGGTTACCTTTAACTGTAGGTCCAACAATAGCAGCTCCAACCTCTTGAATACCTCTTTGTACTAAACTCTTGTCGTTTTCGCGAGTAAAAACGCCTGGAGAGATAATTTTTTCTGCCATAGTATTTTTAATTAATTTGATTTAAATTATTCTGATAATAAATATTCGGAAAAATACGTAACCGATTGGGATTATGGTAAAATCTCACCTGTCTGAGTGTCTAAATTTCCTTCTCCATATTTTTCACGGATCTTAGCAAGATAATCATCTTGGCGTTGATAGTTAGATGTTATATCCCCGTACAATCCTGTTAATTCACTATCAATTGTTTTTAATTGATTTTCTAATTCGTGTTTTTCATATTGTAATTGACCAATTTCAAATATTGTTTTTGAATATTGTTCACGAAGCTGAGTAAGCTCAGTCATTTCTTGTTCTGTAATTTTCTTCATATTATCTTTCCCATTTATTTTTTGGACAGCTTTTTTCTACAGGGCTAAATACCTTTTTATTTAAAGGACATCCACAAGCACCACAAAACCAAAAATTCATTACATCTTGGTGGGTTTTATGTTCACAACCATCACATACTGATAGTCTGTGTTCTGCTATTAACTTTTGTTCAGGGGTTGGATTAGCTGCTGCTATCCATGCTTTGCCTATTTCTACTAATTTGTTCATATAACTTAATTTAATAAAGAAAAGCCCCTAAATTAGAGGCTATTTCTTCACTTTATATAGAGGGGATTAGTCTTCAACTTTAATCAATTGGAAGAATGTTTGATAATTACCTTCTGTTTCTACATGAGCAAAATCGCTGATGTTGAAAGGCTTATATTCTAATTCTCTTTCTTGATTTAACAAATCATTGTATTCCTTTTGGAATTCAAAGAAATCTGGATTTGGTTCTGTTTTGAATTTTGGGTTACCTTCTTCGTTGACACCATCTTCTTTTCTGATAGATGGAGATAGTTGGTATCCACCATTTTCGTCTGTTGAACCATACTTCATAATTAATTCATCACGAAGTTTATTAATTGATTCTTTCTCAGAAGTCAATTTTTTATTTAAATCAGTGATCCAATATTTAGTAATCATATTAAGTTTTTCACCTAATAGACCTTTAGAAATTGTTTCACCTGTTTGTTGGTTTACTAAACCATTAATTTCAGCTTCGAGATTTAAAAACTCGAATAATTTTAGACTAATTTTTTCCATAACTGTAGTTGTTTCTTATTTTGTTTTCTTTGTTGCTTTTGTTTTTGGAGCTGCTTCAGGTTTTGGTTTTGGAGTTTTTGGTGCTTTAGCTTTTTTAGCTTCGGCAACTACTTCTTTAACTTCTTCAACCACTTCTTTTACTGCTTCAATTTTTGATTCAATTGCATCAGGAATGTTGTTGTTGTTTGCATCGGCTATTTTACCCTTTCTCATTAGAACAAAGGTAACAGCGGCCACGAGTACTAATACGATAATAAGTGTTAACATGTTTTATATTTTTTTGTTCGTATATAAATATATAAGAAGATCCAAAAACGCAATCTTATAAAGAAGAAAGATAAACTAATACTTCTTGTCTAGCTGTGTTAAATTCTTCTTCAGTAATAGATTCAATACGATTTTCTTCAATAGATCTTGATATTACATCATATGCAACATTTTTATTAACCCAACTGGTAGACTTAGAATCTTCAGTATTATTTACTTGTTCTATTGTTTTTGTTTCATCGTTTACTTTAAATAAGTTTGAGTTTTGTTTGTAATAAGTTATCATAAATTAAATATTTTATTTTAGTAAAGACATGTTTGGCTTTGGTATGCATTACCTGATGATAATTGGCTAGCACAGAATCCATCATACCATTCAAAGAATTGATATCGAGCTGTTCCATAACAATCTGTATAAGCTACCCACCCACTATCATTCATTTGGTAAAAATAACAAGTAGGAGCAGAACAACAATATGTACTATTTGATTCTGCTAAAGCACTAGATACTCTTTCTTGATTATAAGTTGGAGAACATGGGTTTGCATCATATTCCATATAATATTTGTCACATCCAGAACAACCATAAGAACCAAATATAATAGTCCAATCGGCTGCTGTTGATTGACCACAACACCCACCACAATATGTACTATTTGATTCTGCTACGCCTGCTGTTCTAGTATTACCATAAGTTGGAGAATAGGGATTGTTATCTACTTCAACATAATGTTTATTACAACCAACACAGGTATATTCACCAAATGATAAAGTCCAATCAGGTGAAGTTACATTACAATCAGCAATGCCTGTAATCATACCAGATGAATTAACCGCCCAGTTTGTATTACCATCCGCTACCCAACCAGCTCCTATTGTTGTTGTTCTTTTAACATCCGCATAAAGATAGCAACCTACTCCTAAGGGAGAACAATAAGTATAAAAATATAAACAATATGCCATAAATTAATTTTATTAACTATCATCACAATTATTACTAAACTCATAAACACAAGCATCATATGCTGATGTTGTACTGTATGCGCTATTATAACTATATGTTATTAATGAATATGCCTTAATGTAATAATTTGTATTAGCTTGGACTGTAAAAGTGTAACCTAATGATTGTAAATTACTAGATGATGATTGTGGTTTAAATATACTTTGATTACTGATTAAAGTTCCATTAGCATATACCTCTAAAAATCCATATCCGGGAGCATTCCATCCATAATTACCAGCCCCTTCAGGGTTTATTAATCCAAAATTTGCTTGAACATAAACGCTATTTCCTACTCTAACAACAGCATTCATTTGAGGGGAATATTGTGGACTTCCAAAGAACATCCCATCTAAACCGTTATTTGGATCTAATCTAAGAGCAGATCCATTAACAAATCCAAATAAATCTGTATTTAAATAAGGGTTAGCTTCTTGACTCATTTCAAACAACACTGAAGATGCTCTTAAAGGATTTAAATAATTCCAATTACAAGTAAAATTTGGAGAAGGGCCAGTATATAAAGTCCCACCAATTTCCCAACTACTATTAGGTATGAAAGACCCATCAGGAGAATCTCCAGTGTAAACATGAACACAATTTGCTACTTCTTGTCTAGTTAAACAACGATTTGTAGCAGGGATTGCCGCTTTAGCTCCTAGTAAATTTTCATTTACCATAGCTTGTAATTCATTTCCTGTTATCTGAAAGTTACTACTTCTAGCCATTATTTAGATTCTAATTCTCTTATTCT